GCACTGACGAATACAACATCTACGAAATCTACGCCGACATCGATCTCAAGGGCTTTGAGAACGAAGACGGAATTCCTCTCCCGTACATTGTGACCGTTGATGAGCAGAGCAAGAAGGTTCTGTCGATCCGCCGCAACTGGGACGAGGGCGACGAGACGTATCAGAAGCGCGACTATTTCGTGCATTACAAGTTCATTCCGGGCCTTGGCTTCTACGGTCTGGGCTATGCCCATATCTTGGGTAACAGCGCCAAGACGGCGACTTCGATCCGTCGCCAGCTGATTGACGCTGGTACGCTGAATAACTTCCCGGGCGGTTTGCGCGTCAAGGGTATGCGTATCGAGGACAACAACATCGGCATCGGGCCGACTGAGTTCCGCGAAATCGATACGGCTGGTTTGCCGATTCAGAACGCCATCATGACGATGCCCTATAAGGAGCCATCGGCAGTGTCCTTGCAGTTGCTGCAGGAGACTTATGAGGGTGCGCGGAATCTGGCCAACACGGCTGAGATTGCTGTTGGTGACGGGCGGCAGGATGCGCCGGTTGGAACAACGGTAGCGTTGATGGAAGCTGCGACGCGCGTTCAGTCGGCGACTCTCAAGCGTGCACACAAATCTCTGGGCAAGGAACTGAAGCTGATCGCCGACCTGTTCGGCAAGTATCTGCCCGACGTGCCGTATCCGTTCCCTGTGCGCGGTGGCACGAAGGCGATCATGCGCGATGACTTCGACAACAACGTCGATGTGATCCCTGTAAGCGACCCGAACATCAGCAGCTCTGCGCAGCGGATGATGCGGGCGGAAGCACTGTTGCGCTTTGCGACACAGGCACCTGAGCTGCACAACACGCAGGAAGCTTTCAGGCAGATGTACGTCGAGATGGGCATCGATCCTCAACGGGTTGAAATGCTGCTGCCGAACAAGGAAGCTCAGCCACCTATGCCTATGGATCCGTTGACGGAGAACCAGACGGCGATGATGGGTGGCCCGCTCAAGGCTGGCGAGTATCAGGATCACGATGCGCACATTGCGTCGCACATGCCGCTTGCTGAGCAGAATCCGAACCTTCAGGCGCACATCAATGAGCACATGGCGCTCAAGTTGCGCGTACAGGTACAGCAGATGATCGGTCAGCCTTTGCCGCCTCCGGGTACGCCAATGCCGCCCGAAATGGAAAATCAGCTTGCGATGATGGTCGCACAAGCGATGCAGCAGTTGGCGCCGCAGTACAAGCAGCAGCCGCAGCCTGACCCGCTTCTTCAGATCGAAGCCGAAAAGGTCCAGCAGAAGGCGGTCAGTGATCAGGTCAAGGCCAACGTCGAAATGGAGAAGGCTAAGATGATCGCGGAAAGCGAAGCTGCTGATCGCGAGACAAAGGAAACAATTGCTGCTATGAAGCTGGCAGCTGATTTACAGAAACAAGACTCAGGTTCTTTTGGAGGCTAAGATGGCTAACGACTCACAACGCGACAAAGCACGCGCTACTTTTGGTAAAACTTTCTTTGAAAATTCTAAGGCTCTGCCTAATCCAAAGAATGCGGCTGCTGCTTTGCAGAAGCGCGCGAATGATCGTCCTATCCCGACCTATAAGATTGGCGGCGCTGTGAAGAAACCGACGCCACCGCAGCCGACTGCAGCTGAGCGTGAAGCAGATCGCAAGCGTCGCGAAGAGTACGCGAAGATGAAGGTGACGAAGGAACAGGCTGCAGCCATTGCCCGTGGCAATCGCGCTGCTGACATTGAAGGTGGCCGTTATAAGGATGGCGGCAAAGCTATGGCTGGTGCCAAGCGCGCCATGAAAGCCGAACAAGACTTCACTGGCCTCATGAGAGCCGCAGCTGCCCGTGCTGCTGCCAAGGGCACTCCTGTGATGAAGCAGGGTGGCGCGACGGACGAGTACACCGCCAAGCGCGTTATGTCCCGCATTAAGGCTGGCAACTTCAAGGATGGTGGCCGTGCTGAATTGATGCGCGACCGTCGCATGAAAGACATCGAGAAAGACTACAAGATCGCGCTTGCCAAGGGTAAGAACGAAGGCGTTGCCAAGGCGAAGTACGAACAGCGCATGGCTGATGCTGCTGACGATTACGCCAAGCGCACCAAAGCTGATCGCACTAAGACCAAAGCTGGCGAGAAGGCTGCTGAGGCTGCTCTGACGGAAGCTCGTCGCACCAAGGGTGAGAGCATCAAAAAGCGCGACATGGCAGCTGATATTAATAAGTATTTTGCAGGCAAGGACATGACGCCTAAAGCAGCGGAACCTGCTAAGGCAGCGGCGCCTGCAGCGGCTAAGCCAGTGGTAGTAGCTAAACCTGTACAGAAACCTGTACGGAAACCTGTACAACAATCTGCTCCGACAGTGGCTGATGCACCTGTTAAGGTACAGAGAAGCTATACTATTAGCCCTGAAAACCGTCAAGCAATCGAAGCATCAGCTAAGAAAACACCTTTTAGCAAGTTTGATAAGGCAGCTTTTGACAGGTTGAAACCCGCAGGGGCCTCTCCCGCTGCCGCAGTAGCTAAAGCAGATAAGCCTAAGGTTAAAACAACAGGGCCGTCTACAAAAACGGCTCTAAATCCTAACTCTCTTGCTGGTATGGCAGCAAAAATGTTTACTGCTGAAGCAATGGCAAAAAGAAATGCCGAATATGCGAAACGGCAAAAAGCAAGGGGTTACGCCGCAGGTGGCGCAGGAAAAGTCCGCAAGGGCATGATGAAAGGCAAGTAAGATGACTCGTCACAAGAACACCGACATGCCAATGGGATCTATGAAAAAAGCTGGAGGCGGGGTACAGACCTCTGCTGACACAGCCCGCAAACTGGCCACAGAAATGGGCGGCATGAAGAAGGGCGGCAAGCCAAAGAGCGGTCTCGCTGTCATGATTGCTATTGGCGAGACGAAGAAGCCAGCCAAGAAAATGGGCGGCGGCATGATGTACGCTGGTGGTGGCAAACCTGATAAGTTCGCTCAAGGCGGTGCTGGCAAGGTTCGTAAAGGCATGATGACGCCTGAAGGCAAGATCATTGATGCCATCAACAAAGTTCGCGGAAAATAACACCGTGCCCGCGCGGTCAAAGCGGCAATTTAGATTGATGTCTGCTGTTGCACATTCTCCAGAGTTTGCTAAGAAGTTGAATATATCGCAGAAGGTAGGACAAGAGTTCACCTCTGCGACGAAAAACTACAAGAAACTGCCGGAGCAAAAGAATGTCAGCGGAAGAAATAAGACGCAAAAGCGTTGAATTAATTGGCGAACAGCGCGACCGCGCGGCGCAATACAGCTTGAACGCAAGATTCACACCATCTGCTTACGCAAGCGATGGTCGCATCCCAGCCACAACAGCAGAAGAAATTGCCCTTCAAGTCATTGAGGGGAATGCGCTGGTGCGCGCCTACACGGACGCGATTGCAGTGATCAACGAGGTCTACAGGAAGATGCATAGTCCTGACGACGATAAAAAACCGGAGCAAGCAAAGAAGGAGAATTTCTGGTGAGTGAGAACATATTAGGGATTAAGCTTCCGCCCAGTAAGGGCTTGAGCCATGTCGAAGCACACGAAGAAGGTCTGGCTCAGGAGCTGATTGATCAGCAATTTATAGCCATGACTGGCAAGCCGTTTGATATGCGGCCAGCCGGGTATCTTGTGGCGCTGAAAATCTACGTCGAACCAGATGAGCTGAGCGTCGTCCAAACTGATGACGGCAAATCAGTAACACTCTACCGACCAATCAGTGTGCAGGCTGAAGAGAAGTACCAGTCCTGCTCAGCACTGGTCTGCGCACTTGGACCTGAAGCCTATAATGGCGAAAAGTTCAACGACAGCGGGCCTTGGTGCAAGGTCGGCGATTGGGTGATGATTCCTCGCTATGAAGCAACTGCTGTTTCTTATCGTGGTGTAGCTGTTGCGCTCATTCCTGATGACCGCATTATGGCTGTCATTACCGATCCGACCGACGTTAAGTCAGTCAAAGACGCCACGAAATTTTAATGGAGGTTTAAATGATTGATGGTGATGACGGCCCAGAAGAGTTGGATCTTCCGCTCTTTGAAGAAGGCCCTACCGATAGCGTCGAGCTTGAACTTGATGACGATGACGTTGGTGGTAATCTAGCTGACTACTTGGAGGAGTTCGAGGAAGAAGGCGAGGTTGCTGAAGACGAAGAGGTGTCTGAGGAGGAAGATGACTCCGAAGATGAGCCAGAGGAAGCTGAAGCTGAAGACGATGATGAGGTCGAGCCGGAGGAAGAGGAAGAAGAAGAACCTCGCCCTCGCAAGCGCGACGCAGAACGGCGCATTTCCGAACTGTCTCGCCGTGCTCAAGAAGCTGAACAACGTGCTCAAGAAATTGAGGCTCGGCTGCAGCAGGAATCCGCATTAAGGCAGCAATCCGACCTTGCCATGATGACCCACTATGAGCAACGCCTGCGCGGTGATGCTAATGTGGTTCTTGGGCAGATCGAAGAAGCTATCTCAATGGGCGACGGACGCAAGCAGGCTGAATTGCAGGCGCAGTTTAACCAGCTTCAAAACGATCTGTCTGGCATCGATGCATGGCGTAAAGATGCCGAGGCTAAGATGGCTGAAGCTCAACGTGCGCCTGAACCTAAGCCGCAAACGCAGCAGCAACAGCAGGTGACTCTGGAGCCTCGGACTCGTGACTGGATTGAGAAGAACCCTTGGTTCCAGCCTCAGTCGGCTGACTTCGACGCTGAAATGCATGAAGAAGCTACAATGTTCGCCCGCCGTTTGGAACGTCGTTTCAAAGCTGACGGACGTGCGGATGAGATTGGAAGCTCTTCTTACTTCAAGGAAATCGACAAGCACATGCGGGCTGAGTTTGCCGATGCTATTCCAGATAGGTCAGCCCCTAAGAAGGCAACACCCAAAATGAAGCGAGAAAACACAGTCGCTCCAGTCGTGCGTAGCGGAGGTTCCGACAGCCCTACGAAGCGTACCGCCAAGGTCTCACTGTCTCCGGCTGAGCGACAGTTCGCCCGGAACATGGCTGCGTCAGGAGCATACAAAAAACCGAATGGTCAGCGCATGAGTGATGCAGAGGCAGAGCGATATCACGCTGCCTTCATGCTTAAGCAAAGGAAGGGATAACGTATTATGGCAAGAGTATCACGCGTGGCTCAGAGCCGCACAGCAACAACCCGCAAATCGGATATGCGTCCGCAGTCTGAAACACACTTTCAGTCAAAGCTGCATATTCCAAGCAACAAGATTCCTGATGGGATGACGTATGCTTGGGTCCGTGAGTCCACCCTCAACGAGCCTGATCCCGACAACATGACGGATCGCATGGTTCGTGGCTGGCAGCCTGTCCCGGCAGCACGCCACTCTGAAATGGTCCCGCCTCCGCTTCCCGGTCACGAAGGCTTGGAAGCGACGGTTATTCGTCGCGGCGGCCTTATTCTTTGTGAGCGGTTCACAGAAGACGTGGAAATGTCACGTCAGGAACGCGACATCGAGAATATGGAAGTTCTGCAGGATGTGGCTTGGACTGGCCAGTCGGATCCGAATATGCCGCGCATTGACGACAGTAGTGTTGGATTTGAGCGCGTCACTTCGTTTAAGGACTAACAGCTCCGGTCGCAGTGAGTAATTACTGTGGGCCCACTAAGCCCCCGCTAGCTTCAACTCTGGCGGGGGTTTTTTTATGCTGTTGACGCATGTGTTGAATTGGTTTAATTATCATAACCTCGACGCAGGTCACGTATCCTGCACCTCGATAGTGGTCACGTACCCACTCCTCCGGCGGGTAGCCGATTCGATGTCGCGTTACGTATCGCGGTACCTAGCAGGCAGGTTAAAGCCCAATCATTCATTTTAGCATGGAGAAACCGTATGTCTTACGGCACGAA